AAGACGCATTAGCCGCCGTGCTCGCGCAGGTGCTCTTGGCGATCCGCAATCGCCTAGAGCACGGCAACCCGTCGGCGATCGTGCGGCACGAGCTGGAGACGATCCTCCGCGTCGCGCACGACGAGGCGAGCCTTCAAGGCGTGGAGTTGCCGCAGTGAATCCGATCACGTTCAGCGTGCCAGGGCAGCCCGTGCCGCAGCCAAGGCAGCGGACTACACGCACCGGGCACACCTACTACCCGGACAACGGGATCGTTGAGTATCGGGCAAACATAGCCAAGGCGGCCCGGGAGGCTGGCGCAACGCCTACAACGGAATCCCCGCTAACGATGATTCTGGATTTGGTTTTCGTGCGACCTCCGAGCCACTTTCGGAAGGACGGCACGATTCGTCCAGGGAAGCCAAACCTTCCGCGTGGAGACAACAAGAACATTCTGAGCGGGGTTGAGGACGCACTGAACGGGATTGCCTACAAGGACGATGGCCAAATCGGAAAGCACATCATCGAACGGTCATGGGGCCAGGAGGCACGGACCACCGTGCGGATTTTCTGATGCCTGCTGAAATCACAGTAGCCGACAAGTTCGGCCAAGCCATCCTGCAGACGATCCGCGCCTACGGCTTCGAGACCGTCTTGGAGATCGGCAGCTTCGACGGCCTCGGCTCGACGCAAGTGTTCATCGAGGCACTGCGGCACGCGGGCGATCCCCGCATGGTCTGCTTGGAAACAGACCCCACGCGTTACCGGCACCTCCTCATGCACACGTCGGGCCACCCGTGGGTCAAGTGCCTTTGCCAGCCGAGCATCTCGCGCGACTCGCTCACGGTGCACGACTTCAATCGCGACGTGTGGGAGTCGCCGTACAACCGGCTCTTCTACCCTCGCGAGCTTGTCGAGTCGTGGTGGATCGACACGCGGGCGTATTACGCCCAGGGGCGGCCGGGCTATCTGGAAACGACAGCGGACGCGTTCGACGTGATCCTTGTCGATGGCGACGAGTTCAGCGGATACGACGACTACCGGCTCGCGAAGTCACGCTGCCGGTGCTTGATGCTTGACGACGTGTTCCATGCTTACAAGTGCAACCGGGCACACGCGGAATTGGCCACCGATCCCGAGTGGCGGCTTGAGTGGTCGAGTTCCGACGTTCGCAACGGAGCTGCGATCTGGATTCGCAAATGAACATCACCGTCTCCGCATACAACCGGCCAGACTATCTCCGCCAGACGCTCGACGCGCTGAGTCGATGCGACGGCGTCGCCGATTGTCGGGTGGTCGTGATGCTCGACCGCTGCGATGAGACGGAGTCGCAGGCCGCAGTCGCCGCGGAGCACGGTTTCGCGGTCGAGCGGTACGGCGAACGGATCGGATGCAATCGGGCAATTCTCTACGCGATGGTGTTCGGGTTCGAGCGGATGGGCAGCGACTTCCACGTGCACCTTGAGGACGACACGGTGCCTACCCGCGACGCCTTGCGGTGGTTTGCCTGGGCTCGCGACCGCTTCAAGGACGACCCTGCCGTGATGAACGTCTCCGGCTATCAGAGGATCTCGAACGGCTTCCGCGACCAGTGCGGACTGCGGCGGTGGTTCACGCCGTGGGGCTGGGCCACGTGGCGTGACCGCTGGCCAGGGCTCGCGCTCGGCTGGGCTGAGAACGACACGCACTCGTGGGACGTGATCGTCAACCACGGCCTGCGGGCAGGGCGGTATGAGGCGTTCCCGACGGCGAGCCGCATCCAAAACATCGGGGCCGACAAAGGGACACACGTGCCGTCGCCGGAATGGCACGCCGAGCACCACCGCGTCGCGGTGACGGCCGACGACCTCGGGGATCGCGCCGTGAATGAATGGACACTGACACGGGTAGACAAAAATGCAGATCACGCTTGAAGAGCTTCAGGCCCATCGGCCCGACGTGTTGCTCCCTCCCGACTCGGAGTTCGCGGAGGAGTACGCGGATATGGTGCGGCTGGGCCGCGAGGCGGCCTCGCAGGCGAGCGCGGCACTAGTGGCGATCTGCAGGAACGCGATGCCGTTTCTGCCGCAGACGTTGCGGCTGGTCGAGGAGACCGGCGCGATGTTCCGCGAGTGGTCGTGCTTCATCTACGAAAACGATTCGGCCGATGACACGAAGGACGTGCTCTCGGCGTGGCAAGACGGGCAGCAGCGGCACGCGAGCATCAACATCAACGGGCGGCCGCATCTCAACGCGACGACTGAGCCTGTGCGGACGCACGCGCTCGCCGAGTACCGCACTGCCTGCCAGCAGTTTGTGCGAAACAGCGAACACCCCGACTACGTGATCGTGTTCGACACCGACGCGTGGGGCGGCTGGAGCGTGGACGGCGTGGCCAACAGCGTCGCCTGGATGACGCTCGATCATTCGTGGTACGGGCTGGCGAGTTATTCATGGGCTGAGATCAAGCAACTTCAATCCACCGGGCCAATCCACTACGACGCCTTCGCCGCGCGTCTGAATCACTGGCAGCGGCGCGATCAGAGTTGGTTTCACCTTTGGCACCCGGCAGTTGGCTCGCCTCCGGTCGAGGTCAACTCTGCCTTCGGCCAGTTGGCGATCTACGACGGGCGGCGGTTCCTGCAGGGTCGATACAGCGGCGAAGACTGCGAGCACGTGTGCCTGCATCGCAGCCTCAAAGCGCTGGCCGCCGAGAAAGGCGACGACCACTACGACGGGCCAAGCAACACCCGGATGGCGATCAACCCGTCGATGCGATGCGTGTCTTTCTGGGTTCCCGACGAGGTGAAGCGTGGCGGGTAACACTTCCAGAATCGACATTGCGGTGCTCAAGATTCAGTGGGCCAGCCACTCGTCTTACGCATCGCTCTGCACGTTCTGGACGGTTACTCGCGACCAACTAGTGCGGCTCCGCGACGTGGTGCCGCTGCCACCTAGGCACGACCGGAGGCTGCGATTCAAACCGCCGCGTCCGGAGAAGCCGACGCCGGAGGAAATCGCGGCGAGCGAGGCCAGCCTTGACCTCGCCCCGATGGTCGCCGCCAGGGCGACGAACGAATCGTCCCTGTGGACGGAAGAGGTCCGGGCGCAGCGGCAAGTGAAGAAGCCGACGGCCTTTGAGCTTCGCCCTATCGAAGTTCCGCCGGAGGCCCGCGACCTGTTCGATGACTTGAACCGGGAGGCGCAGTGGTGAGCGATCCCGTGCTCGGCAAGGTGATCGTAGAGTTTTCCCAGAAATACATTTCCGTGTATCTCTGCGAGGGCGACGGGACGATCAAGGACGCCGATCATTTCCGTTGGCCGGTGCGGCTGGAAGTAAAAGACGCGCGGCAGGAAACGCGGGATTGCTACCACTTGCTCTACGACTACTCAAACAAGTCGGTCAACCCGGAATCTGCAAGTGACGGCTAGCCTCCCCTACCGTGAAGGGAGAGGAGACCGCCATGCAACACCCGTCCTATTCCGCGACGCCCGAAGAGTACGCCAAGTACGGCACCAACTTGAATGTGTGGGAGCAGATCCGCCTGCTCTCCCAGTGGGCTCCGCTTCTCGCCTACGGGCAGGCGTTCGTCCAGGCCGTTGACCCATACCGTAAGTCGCTCGTTGTGGCCGATGCCGCCGAGTGGGTCGCCAGCAAGACGAACGCACAGGTGGACGACCAGCTCGTGCGATTGCTGGCCGACATCCTCAAGACTCCGCAAGGCGAAGCCCTCGTGCGGTGGTGCCTGCTGCGAGCCGAGGAGGCAAAGTGAACCTCGATGTTGTTATTCGTGCCGTCGCCGCGGTGGCGGCAGTGGGTGTCCTCGCTGGCCCCGCGATTGCCGCCCTGGCTGCAAAAGCCAAAGCCGGTTGGAAAGACAACCCGCTGGAAGCCGCAACTGAAAAAGCCGCAACCGTGACGGCGCGGGATCTGCATATCGTCCTCGATCTCGCGACTCGCTTGAAGGCCGCGCAGTGCATGGAGGGCGTCTCGCTCTGCCAGCAACTCCTCGACGTGATGCTGGGCAACACGAAGGGCAAGAAATGAGCGTCCGTACTCGGATCGTTGTCGCGATCGTACTCGGCTACGTGGCCGCGTTCGGCGTGCCGTCGTTGCCGAGCCTGCCGCGTGTTGCCGTCTCCGTTACCGATCCGAGTCCCGAGATGAAAGCCAAGGTTGCCCCGGTCGCCGCCGCCCTGCGTTCAGCGTCACCCGTTGACAGGGCCGTGTGGGCTTCGACGTGGGAGAAGGCAGCCATCGTCGTCGCGGGCGATGCCGTCACGACCGAGGTGGCGTTCACCGACACGCGGGCTCTGCGGCAGTTCACGGTTCTGGCTCTCGACATCGCGTGGCGTCGGCTCGCGGGCAACCAGCCCGGCAAGTACGCCGGGCTGCGTGAGGCGACCGAGGCCGTGCTGCTGGAAGTAGTGGGCAAGGAAGTTGTGCCGGTCACGCCCGACATGCGCCGGGCCTACAGCGACGCCGCGAAGGCTATCGCGTGGGCTGGCGTGAATGGGGGGTAAGCATGGCCGCTCACGCTTTCGGATACCAACCCGACCCGGCCGGTGCCGCTGCGTTCGTGAAGACGCTTGCCCACCCGACGCTTGCCCAGGCTGGGCCTGACCTCGCCACCGACGAGAAGACCGACGTGTTTCTGTACGAGGCGCTGCTCAAGTGCCAGCCCTCATGGCAACGCGGCTCGCAGGGTTCGGTGGGCTCGTGCGTCGGCTGGGCCGCAGCCCTGTGCGTGGACGTGCTTGCGGCCTGCGACATCGTTTACCGGAAGGAGCCGGAAGTATGGGCGGGCCGCACCATCGAAGGCAGCCTGTACGGCCTGAGTCGTGTGGAGGCGAGGGGTCGCACCTCGAACCCAGGCGGCGACGGAAGCACCGGATTCCACGCGGCGAAAGCCATACGCGATTACGGCTGCCTGCACTACGGCGTGGACTACGGAGGCACGATCTTTGAGGCCCACTCGTCGCAGCGTGAACGGGATTGGGGCAGGAACGGTTTGCCCGACACGCTGGAGCCGTTCGCCAAGGAGCGCCGCTGCTCAGAGACCACACTCGTCACGTCGTTCATGGACGTGGCTCGCGCCGTCTCCAATGGGTATGGCTGCGTGGTCTGTTCGATGCAAGGCTTTTCGATGAGCCGCGACTCGGAGGGCTTCTGCAAGCCCGGCGGGACTTGGCCGCATGCGCTTTTTGTGGGCGGAATCCGCTGGGGCAAGCGACCCGGTGCGCTCATTCTCAATTCGTGGGGCGCGTCGAACACAACGGGCAAACACTTCCCAGAGAACATCCCCGAGCCCGTCCGCGTCTGCTCGTTCTGGGCCGACGCGGATGTGGTGGACAGGATGGTGAAGGGCGAGGACTCCTACACCTACGCCGGGTACAGCGGCTTCAAGCGGACGACAATTGAGAACTGGACCGGAGGCGTCTTGTGAAGACTGCGGCCCTCGTCACCGGTACGTTCCTGTTGTTCGCCAACGGCTGCGGCTCGCAGCCCACGGACGACGCCGCGATCACGGCTGACCTCGCCTGCGAGACGGCGAGGATGGCGGTGAAGCTCTCGCAGGAGATCGCTCCCTCACCTCCGAAGCCGGTGCCTGCGGGTAGGTGCACCAACTGCTCCGGAAGCGGTGTCATCGGTGATGGAAACTCGATCCGTTTGCAGTGCCCTGTTTGCAGGGGGACCGGCAAAGCCTGCACGGACGGGAGGTGCAAGCCGTGAAGCTCACCGACCTCCAAGATTACGTCTGGCGTCGTGCCCCGTTGGGCAAGCACATCGTCGGCCGCCGCGTGTTCGCCGACCTCGTGCAACTCACGGTCGAGTCGTGGGAGCCGATGAACCTGAACCACGCCGCCAGCCCCGACGCCACTGAGGCCGTCTGCGGCAGCATTGAGCGGTCGGTGAAGCGGATGCACCAAGTTCTGAGCGGCAAAGAGCCGCAGGAGTACGGCGTGTTCTGGGCATTCATTCTGCAACTGATGGTGTCTGTCATCATCAGAATCATGCTGGAGTGGTGGCAGGAACGTGCAAGCAACCGGGTCTGGCTGGTCACAATGCAATCGGAGTTGACGAAATGACGAGCGAAGAGCTGAAGCAAGGCGTGCTGGATTCCCTATTGAGGATTGCCGAGCGGTTCGGCGTGCCGGTGGTGCTCCTCGCGGTCATCATCTGGCTTGGCCGTGAGGCGGCGATCACGTTGCACGGCTCGCTGGTCGAGCCCGTCGTGAAGTCACACGTGGAGTTTCTTGAGACGACGAGCGAGACGCTGAAAGAGATTTCCTCCGTGCAGACCCAGCAGGCCGCGACGCTGGAAGAACTGGCCCACGGGCAGCGAGAGTTGACGGATCGTGTAAAGACGGTGACGGCGCGGGCCGTCGAGACTCCCCCGCAAAACTAGGTGAGCCAATGCCCTCTTACGATCAGACGCCGGGGACGCTCAGTTTGTCGCTCAAGCGAGCCGACGACTTTAGCGTGCTCATCGACTTCAACCCGCTCACGATGACCGGGTACACCGTTACGGCATCGATGACGAGCCTCGTCAGCGGGGCCGAAGTGCAAGCGTTTCAGGTTACGGCAGCCAACGCTGCGGCGGGGCAATACAACGTGAGCCTCACCGACACGCAGACGGCCGCCCTGGCACGCGGGACTTATGGGTGGCAGATGAAGTGGACGGAGAACAACGCCACCCGTACCGCCCTTACCGGGTTCGTGGAGGTCATCTAGTGGCGATCAACGCGAACGTATCCGGCGGGCAGCAGATCACGGCGAGCGTCGGCGAGACCAAGATCGACGTTTCGGTCAGCGGTGGAGTCGGGCCTACGGGAGCGCAGGGTGCTCCCGGCGCGACCGACTACACGCAGTTAACCAACGTCCCCGCGAGTTTCCCGCCATCGGCCCACGGCCACACGATTGCCGATGTCTCTGGGTTGTCGGTCGCTCTCGACGGCAAGCAGGCTGCGGGCTCATATGCCGCGAGCGTCCACACCCACACAGCAGCACAGATCACAGACTTCGCCGCTGCGGTCGTTGCCGCTGCCCCGCCGACGACCAACGCGAGCCTGCTGACCTCTGGCACTTTGGATGCGGCCCGCCTCCCCGGCTCGGTTGTTCTGACGACGGACGCCCGCCTATCGGACGCCCGCCAGCCGCTCACGCACACTCACACGGCCAGCCAGATCAGCGACTTCACGGCCGCCGTCATCGCCGCCGCGCCGCCGACGGTTGACGCTTCGCTACTCACGCAGGGAATCCTGCCCGACTCGCGGCTCTCCTCGTCAATCGCCCGCACCAGCGACGTTTCCTCTGCGGTCGCCGCCGTCGTGAACGCGGCCCCCGCGACGCTCGACACGCTCGCGGAGTTGGCCTCGGCTTTGGGCTCAGACGCCAACTTCTCGACGACCGTCACCAACTCGCTCGCCGCGAAAGCACCGATCAACAACCCGACGTTCACCGGCACGGTCTCGGGCGTCACGAAGGCGATGGTGGGCCTCGGCAACGTCGATAACACATCAGACGCCTCGAAGCCCGTCAGTACGGCCACGCAGACGGCGCTGAACGGAAAGGCCAACACGAGCCACGCCCACGGCAACATCACGACAGATGGCGCGATCGGCAGTACGTCCGGCCGCATTGTGATGACCGGCGCAAGCGGCGTCCTTGAGGCGAACGCATGGCCAAGCATCGCCGTCACCAACGTCATCGCCACGGGGGGCGTTTCTGGCACATGGCAAGGGAACGCCATCGATGTCAGTTTTGGCGGCACGGGCGCGACGACGGCAGCGGGCGCGAGAGCGAACCTTGGCCTTGTGATCGGCACCAACGTCGCGGCGGCGAGCCACACGCAGGCGTGGTCAACGATCACGGCCACCCCCACGACGCTCTCTGGCTACGGCATCACCGACGCTGTTTCCTCGTCGGATGCCCGGCTGACGGACGCCCGAACCCCGCTGGCCCATAACCAGGCGTGGTCCACGATCACCTCGACCCCCACGACCTTGGCGGGCTACGGGATTACGGATGCCGCAGGCGTCTCTCATACGCATAGCGCATCTCAGGTGACGGAGGGTACGTTCGACGTTGCCCGCATCCCCAGCCTCCCCGCCTCGCAGATCGGAAGCGGGAGTCTGGCCCTCGCCCGCCTCCCGGTCGTCCTTGAGCAGACGCAAGCGGTCGGCAACAGCGGCACCTCCACGACGCTGGCCCTGACCACCGGCAGCGTGCAGACCGTGACGCTCTCGGGTAATTGCACGTTCACGATGCCAAGCGCGACCGCTGGGGCTTCGATCACGCTGATCCTGACTCAGAGCGGCACATTCACCGCCTCGTTTACCGGCGTCCTATGGGCGGGCGGCACCGCGCCCACGATCACGGCGACGGCGAATAAGGTGGACATTCTCGTCTTCGTTTCTGATGGAACGAACTGGTACGGCACCGCGAGCCAGAATCACTAATGCTTGCAGGCAAGATCGGATACTTCCGAGCCTCGCTAGACCCGGCGGCTGCGGCCTACATTGCCGCCGTCGAAGCAGCCGATGGGCAGGCGCTAGAGGCTGCCGTCCGCACGGCGATCAACAACTTCGTCGTCGGCTGCAAGTCCGATGGAATCTGGTCTGCCATCAAAGCGTCTTGCATCCTCTGCGGAGCGCGGACGCTCTCGGGTTCGCTGGTTCCGCTGGTCGGTGCGGCACCGACGAACAACAGCTTCGTGAGCGCGGACTACAACCGAAAGACAGGGCTGGTCGGGAACGGCACGACCAAATGGCTCAACAGCAACCGGAACAACAACGCTGACGGGCAGAACGACCAGCACGTTGCCGTTTACGCATCCACAGTCAACTCCACAGGATCAAATCGTTCGTACATCGGGGCTGGTCTTGGAGACAACGGATCGACTCAGGTCGTTTCCGGTGGCGGCGCAATGTTTTATCGGTCGCGGAGCAGCACAACGAGCGCGAGCATAACGAGCATCGGTCTAAACACAGGCCTGCACGCCATCACGCGATCCGTCAGCACGTCGTTTTCCTACGTTGCCGGTGGTGCTTCTGGTAGCGTGACGCTAACGAGCCAGACGCCATTGAGCCAGAATATTGCCGTTTTCGGGCGTAACCTCACAGCGAACACAGACGGCAGGCTGGCGTTCTATTCCATTGGGTCGAACCTGTCGCTGTCGCTGCTGAGTTCCCGCGTCACGGCCCTCTACAACGCCATCGGAGCCGCCATCCCGTGAACTGGCTAGACGCCTCCGCACACCTGGACGAACTGGCAACGCTCAACGCGGCCCACACCGACCGGCAGATTCAGCCGGTGGCAGGCACCGGCGGCACGATGCTCGTCGGGGCCGACCTCCTCACCGACTGCGGCGAGGGGTGCTACTGGCACGGGTATTGCGAGTGGCTGGAGAAGTTGACGCCGACTGATGCGGTGCCGTTGCCGCCGGACGAGCCGATAGCCTGAGTGCGGTACACCCACAAGAGAGCGCAATGAGCGAAACAGCAGTTGTCATCCTGGCCCTGGCGGTATTCGCCGCGATGCTTGGCGCGTTGTCCATCGGCTTCCCGCACAAGCCCAGCCATCGGCCTCGTTGGCATCAGCGCCGTCGCTGAACTGCGCTAGGCACCTTAGAGAGAGTCGGAAAAGGCATTGCGCCCGCTTGCCAGCCGGGTAGAATGACCACCCACAAGGAGGGCCATATGATCTACAGCGTTCACAAAGCAGCCATCGCACGACGCGACAATCTCATCAACCGTTACGTTGACTCCCAGCGCGGGCTGGCCGAGTCACTGAACCGGCAGCACGACAACTTCACCGGCTGGCTCCGGTGGCAGATTGAGAAGCGTGAGACTCGCCTGGATACCATCAGCCTCATCGGCAAGTCGGGCGGCGATGCCCTGACGGCAGAGGCCGCAAGGACGGCGGGCGAGGCGGCTGCGTTCCAAGCAGTGTTGGCATACGTCAACAACGGCTGGAAGGCTGAGTAGCTGCGCTCTTGCACCAGAAGACGGCTGCCCAATCCGTAAGAAAAAGGCACCAGTTTTCGTCGTTTCTGCGGTATGATTCAGGTGTCCCGAACGGGAACAAAACGGCGAATCGTGCCGCGTCAGTGGCCGTCAGTCGCCAGAAACGCAGCAGACAATCCCGAGCGGGAACATGGCACACGCCACGCTACGATTCGACCTCGCTGACCCCGACGACGCCCGCGAGCATCGGTACGCTCTGGCAGGCCGCGAGGCGCTGATAGCGTTGGAACTGATCGACAACCGCTGCCGGGCGATCTGTAAGCATGGCGAGCCGAGCGAGGAGACGCAGCGGATCGTGGAAGAGATACGGCAGTTGATCCCGCACGAATTGACGAGCCTGCTCGTCTGAGCGAACCCACCGGAATTGCCGGATAGTTGCACAACACGCCGCAGAGAGGGACGCATGGACGCCGAAACGATTGCCGCCGTTGCTCGTCGCCGGTTTGCCCCGATTGCAGGGTCGCGGCTATTGCAGGGACGATGCAGCCTGTGCGGGAAGACGGTGAGGGTAACGGTTGAGACTGCGGCCAAGTCGATCACAAGCGACTACCATCGAATTTGGTGCTTAGACTGCACGCCCGGCGGCAGCGGCGGCTCGTACGGTGGCTCGCCGCAAAGCCGGGCCGACAACGCATATCACGGCGGCCGATACCATTCGGCTGAGTGGGAAGGCTAGTGCGCTCTTGAGCGAAGGGAGAGTCTTTCCCATCGAAAACAGGGATAGACCAATTTGACGATGCGCGTAGATTCGGGGCATGACAAAAGACGCCGAATGCCCTTCCGCTCTATCTTCTGATTCTCTCCCGCTGGATCAGATCATCTGCGGGGACAACTGCGAGATCATGCGGCAGATGCCGAGCGAGTCAATCGACCTCGTGGTGACGAGCCCGCCATACGATGACCTCCGCGCCTACGGCGGACACTCGTGGGACTTCTACGGGGTGGCGTGGAATCTGAAACGGCTATTGAAGCCGGGCGGGGTGATCGTGTGGGTTGTGGCCGATGCCACGAAGGACGGGAGCGAAACAGGTACGAGTTTCATGCAGGCGCTGCATTTCAAGAGCATCGGGCTGAACCTTCACGACACGATGATCTGGGACAAGATGCCTTCAGGTGCCAACGGAAGTTGCTACACATACGCCCAGACAAGTGAATACATGGTCGTCGCATCGAAGGGCAGGCCAGCGACCGTAAACAGGCTGCGAGACAGGATCAACTCGACGGCCGGGAAGCCGCAGCGAAAAAGCACTGGCGGGCGATGCGAAAAAAACAACGCCGGGGCACGCGATTGCACACCGACGAAAAGCACTCCGTTCCTGGGGTTCAGGACAAACATTTGGCAGTGCAGGCCCGGCGGGTTTCGTGCGGACGGCGTCGACCATCCAGCAGTTTTTCCCGAAGCCCTGGCCCGCGACCACATCCTGTCGTGGAGCAATCCCGGCGACGTGGTGCTTGACCCGTTCAGCGGCAGCGGCACGACGGCGAAGATGGCCCGCGAGACGGGGCGGCGGTTCATCGGGATTGAGGTCAACCCAGAGTATGTGGAGATCAGCCGGAAACGGCTGGCCCAGCAGGCGCTGCCGATGGACGGCGAAGCCTGAAGTGCGCTACAGCGGCGAGAGCGGGTCATGCCTGACCAAGCATGGCCCTGCTCATTGATGGGCTGGCATTGCTGCAAGCCCGGCTGCCTGCGGCTCTAGGCTGAAGAGACAGCCACTCAGGAAGAGCTAGCCATGCCGCTGCGGGTGCCACGCTACAAGGCTCCAAGGATCAAGGCTTTCAGCTTAGGAGAGCAGCGGCCCAACGCTGCGGCCCGCGGCTATTGCGACCTCAAGCATCGAGCATGGAGAGAGGCTGTGCTCTTGGCTGATGGGTATATGTGTCGCGAGTGTGGTCGGGTGTGTGGCCGCAAAGGTGAGGCTCACGCTGACCACAAGATTCCGGTGAAGGTCAGACCCGACCTCCGCTATGAAGTATCGAATGGCCAATGCTTGTGCGCGTCATGCCATCAGCGGAAGACGAACCGCGAGAGTCGATAGGTTCGCGCGTGCGAGGGCGCTGCCCACGCTTTGAGCAAACACCACCCCCTATGCCGGTTTTGAGGCAAAAAGGCTTGTACGAGAAAAACCAACTGCTCTGGGGTCAAGGGTCGCTTGCAAGTAATGCCTTGGGGGTAGGTCTGGCGGCTTGACGCGCTGCCGATTCTGGTGGCAGCAAAAACACGCCTGAAATCACCGAGCGAAAACATGGGCAAGCGCGGACCGCGTCCGACTCCGACACAACTCAAGATCGTGCGAGGCAACCCCGGCTGCCGCCCGCTGAACAAGCAAGAGCCGAAGCCGCCAGCGGACGGCATCGTCATGCCGCCGCACCTGGGCGAAGTCGCCGCCGCTCGCTGGCGGGAGTTGCTCCCGATGCTCGAAGGCGTTCGCGTGATGACCCGGGCCGATGTCGAGGCGCTCGCCCGGTATTGCGACACGTGGGAGTGGTGGCTTGCAGTGCGCGAGAAACTGAAGAAGGAAGGCGATACCTACCCGATCCTCAACGACGGCGGCGAGGTGAAGTACATCGCCCAACGGCCAGAGGTTTCGATCGCTCACAAACTGGCCCAGCAGTTGCGGCAACTGGAAGCGGATTTCGGCTTGTCGCCAGCCGCCCGGGCGTCGCTAAAGGTGGAGCCGGATGCCAAGCAAGAAAGCAAGCTCGCTTCGTTCCTTGCCAGAAAAAAGGCGACGTGAGGCCGTCAAGGGCTTCACGTACAACGACGAACAGCCGAAGCTCGTGCAGCAGTTCCTCGAAGCGGTCTGCTGCCACACGAAGGACTCGCCGACCGCGCGTGCGGGCGATCCGATGCGGCTGCTCAAGTGGCACATCGAAGACGTAATCGAGCCGCTCTATGGGTGGCAAGGAACCGACAACAAGCGTCGCTATCGTTTGGCGTACATAGAGGTGCCCAAGAAGAATGCCAAAAGTACGCTGCTCTCCTGCCTTTCCGTCTGGCACCTTCTGATGGAGGGCCAGGGCGAGTTGGGTTGCATCGCCGCAAAGGACCGCAACCAAGCGGCGATCATCTTTGACGAAACGGCCGCGATGGTGAAGAGGTCGCCTGAACTCAAGTCGGTGCTCGAAGTCATCGACAGCCGCAAGACGATCTACTGCGCCGCCACCGACTCCAATCTGCGGGTGATCTCCCGAGACGCCGGTGCCGCAGAAGGCCCGTCGTACTCGTTTGTGTTTTGCGACGAGCTGCACGCGTGGCCCGACAGGCGTCTATTTGAGGCGCTGCGGTACTCCGGCCGATCCAGACCCGAACCGCTGCTCTGCACGATCACCACGGCCGGAGACCGCCGCGACACGATTTGCTGGGAGCAGCACGAGTACGCGGAACAGGTGATCGCCGACCCGAACTACGACCCCCGGTTCTACGGCAAGATTTTTGCGGCGAAGGCCGACGGGACCGACGACTACTTTGACCCGGCCGTGTGGAGGCGCTGCAACCCCGGCATGGGTATCACCATGACCGAGGAGTCATTCGCCGCGGATGCCCAGGAGGCCAGGAACAAGAGTACGAAACTCAACGGGTGGCTGCGTTACTCCCTTGGAGTCTGGGTCGAGAGTTCGCAGCGGTGGATTGACCCGGAGAAGTGGGCGGCGTGTTCGGGCGAGCCGGTCGAGCCGCTGGCCGGGCGGAAGTGCATCATCGGCATGGACTTGTCGAAGAGCACCGACTTGTCGGCGTGCGTGGCGTTGTTCCCCAACGAAGACGGCACGTTTGACATTGACCCGATGTTTTGGGCTCCCCGCGATTTGATCATGGAGCGGGAGCGGACGGATCGGCAGCCGTTCCAGCACTGGGTCAACCAAGGCTGGATCAAGGCGACGGACGGCAACGTCATCGACCACGCCTCGATCCGCGAATACGTCCTCGAATACTCAAAGAAGCACCAAGTGCAGAAGGTGCTGATGGACATCAGCGGAGCCGTCCAGTTGTCGGTGGAACTGCAAGGGGCCGGGCTGGACGTGGAATCATACGGGCAAGGGTTTCGGCACATGAGCAGTCCCACGAAGCTGCTTGAGTCGCTGACGCTCCAACAGAGGATCCGCCACGGCGGCAACCCGGTGCTCTCGTGGATGGCCGGTTGCGTCACGGTGGAGACAAATGCGTTCGAGGACGTTCGCCCCGTGAAGAAAAAGAGCACCGGCCGCATCGACGGCATCGTGGCCTTGATATTCGCTCTGGGCTATTGGGAAGCAAACAGCATCACGAACGCGGCCGGTAACGGCCCAGAAATCTTCTTCATATGATCGCCAAGAACAAAGAACACCGCATCCTCTGGCTCCCCGGCGAGGCCCGCATGTGGGATGAGGACGGCGACTCGCGGAGTTCGGCGGGCGTCCGCATCGACTCGAACAACGCCCACCAAGTCGCCGCCGTTTTCGCGTGCCTGCGGGTGATCGCGGAGACGGTGGCGAGCCTGCCGCTGCACGTCTTGGAGCGGACGCCTGGGGGTGGCAAGCGGGTCGCCCGCGAACTGCCGCTCTACCGCCAACTGCACAGCCAGCCGAACGGGTGGCAGACGAGCTTCGAGTGGCGTGAGCAGGCCGTCTTTCACGTCGGCCTCTGGGGTAACGCGTTTTCGGAATTGAAAGCCGGGCAGATCGTGCCGCTCCATCCCAGTCGGATGAAGGTCGAGCGGATCGAGAACGGCAAGATTCGCTACAAGTTTCGCGAAGACAAGGGCACGGAGACGGTCTACTCGAACGAGCAGATCCTCCAGATTCGCGGCCCCTCCGACGACGGCATCAACGGGATGTCGATTGTGGAGGAGTGCAGGGACGCCATCGCACTAGCCCGGGCTTGCGAGTTGCACGGGGCTCGATTTTTCGCAGCCGGTGCCCGCCCCGGGTTTGTACTCTCGACGGACGGCAACTTGAACGCGGAGGCCCGCGAGGCGCTGCGGTCGCAGTGGGACCGGCGTCATGGCGGAGTGGGAAATTCCCACAACACGGCCGTACTCACGGGCGGGCTCAAGCCCTACGAGATCCCGCAGTCGAGCAATTCGGATGCGCAGTTTTTGGAGCTGCGGCGTTACCAGTTGGACGAGATCGCCCGGCTCTTCCGGGTGCCCGGTCATCTCCTCGGGTCTGGTGCGGGCAGTGCCCAGGCCGACATTGAGTTCGTGACTCACTGCATCATGCCGTGGCTGCGGCGGTTTGAGTCGGCGTTCATGCGCGATCTGATTGACGACGATCGCTATCTAGTCGAGTTCGACGTGCGGGGATTGCTCCGTGGCGACGCGGCCAGCAGGGCATCGTATTTTCGTGCGATGTGGGACATCGGCGTCGTTTCAACAAACGACATCAGAGCGACCGAGAACATGGACCCGGTCGAAGGCGGCGACGTGCGATATCGCCCGCTCAACATGGGCACGCTGGGCGAGAAGCCGACCGAAGGCGACGTGCTGGCCCAGCAACAGCCGGGCAGCGGGATCGACGGGCAGGCGGTCGAGGGCGGGCTGGCCGCTGCGGCTGGCGAGCCGGTGGTGCCCGCGACGCCGGGCGAGTCGGCGGAGACGAGCCTGACGACCGCGGAGGTCTCGTCGCTCCTGACCGTGGTCAAGCAAATCACCGACGGGCTCCTGTCGGTGGATGCCGCCAGGGCGATCATCGCCGCGGCCTTCCCGGTGCTCTCTGCGGCCCGTGTCGAGACGATCCTGCAAGGGGTCGTGGTGAAGCAAGAGGAGCCCGCACAGGCTCCCGTGCCGCCTGCAGCCGCGGCCCCTGCGGCCCGCTCGCAGTCGGTGGAGTCGCGGGCCATGACGATCAGCATCGACTTCGACCGCACGTTTGCGGCCGACCCGACCATGTGGGGCGAGTTCGCCCGCAAGGCGGTGTCCGAAGGCAACACGGTCGTGATGATCTCCCG